GTCAAGTCACCCCCGCCTGAGTTATTTCAACGGACAGAGGTTGTATCCAGTACCAAAGGTCAACGTATCCGTAAGGGGCCACATGCATCACACGTGTATTAAAAATCTGAGATTTCAATACACATGCTAACATCTGAATACGCTAAAGGTACTAAATAAAATATTATTATGTGTAGTAAAACCAAAGGAAAAAAGTCATCTCGTTAGAGAATCCAAAAAACTTTGGGTGAGTAGTGTTTATAGTTTATGGGAACCGAAAAAACCACTCGAAAGTGGGTGACAATATAAAAGATAAAAATAAATGATTAATTATATATTGATAGTAACGTATGTACAATAAAAAATGAAATAAGTATACTAATAAAAACCAACAGTCGGTATTCCAATAAAGAATCCCAACTGGAAGTCGTCACCAACACTTCTAGTAAAGGTAGTTGAGTTATCCGCTACATTCCATGAATTCTGAGCTTCATACATCACGTAATGTTGCGTATCCCACCTACCCATAGGGGCTTGAGTTGCAGTCCAAGTGGGTCTAATCATGCACACTGGCCATCTTGAATAAAAAGGAGCTTTAGTAACAAGACCTCCTGCAGTGTGCTCGGACGCGAAAATTGAAGGAGTAGTGTTATTTGCCATAGTCGTAGAGGAGAGCCAGCGACCTGTGTAAACATTATAACTATTGCCAGACCAATCAATAGGCATTTTAAGAGTAGAATACCAATAATTATTTTGAGTATAACACGCCCATCTAGTTGAACCTCTTTGAAATAAGTAACAACACATGATCGTGTCTAAGAGGGTGGGCTGCAACTGAGCTGTTGTAATCTTTGAATAATAGGCTGGGACACCGGATTTTTGCCATCCATAGACATTAGTCGAATTAGTTTTAATTCCTAATTGTGTGATTCCAGTAACAGTAGATGTAAATCCAACTTTTTCCATTCTCAAGATCATTTGCTTAAGACTAGTGATCTTCTCACCTATACATAAAGCTTCAAATTCATTATCGGGAGTTCCTTCTTTAGAACCTCCTAATCCTTCATCCCCAACACACCCTTCGTTATCAATATCCGCTCCTTGGGTGTAATATAATGCTTTGACTCCATCATTCTTGGGGGCTTGATAAGTCAAATTTTCCGCTCCTCTAACATAAACAAGAACGTCTATGTTATTGGCGACAGTGCTTGGAGCCTTTAAAGGATTAAGTACGTGGACATAAAAATGACCTGCTTTACTATATGGTTCGAGAAAAGGGTCCGGGATTGTATACGGAATGCTAAAGCAGAACTCTTCTGCTTCTTGTAGATCAACAATTGTACGCAAGTTATAGGGGGCACTTGCGTAAGACATGGTTGTACTGTCATAACCAGGTACATAAGTAATTGAGAGGGCACCACTATGAAATCCTGTCTTCACAAAGACAAATTTGAATTCTAAATCTCCTCTCCATGTTTGAAAGTACTGTCCTAAAAAACACACTGGGGTCATATTATATACCGTATAAGATGTGGCTGGACCTGTAGCTAAATTAGTAGTTTGAGTCCACGCTGTGGGTCTGTGTTCTCCGTTGAATAAAAGATCTGAGGAAATATTAGTAGTGGTCCAGTTAAAAGTGTTACAGTATGACCATCTAGTTTTAACAAAGTCAATACTCATCTCATCGCCCTTATAAGGACCAAGGGCTGGCATTAACTTGATTTTATTGTCGGCACGCACAGACATAGATTGAGAAATATCTGCTCCATCTGTATTAGGTCCAAAGAAGTACAAATTCCTAACCATTCTGGTTAACTCTTCCGCATTATTGGGTTTGGACCACCCTAATGCTTTAGCATTTAAATTCTCAATCTCGGTGAGCCAATTTGGAGGAGAACATAGGGTGCTAATATCTTTAATAACTTCTTTCTGTTTACCAAAAACTTCAGTGATACGCTTGAGTGTGCCACTAGAATTACCAGTGTCTTCTTGTTCACTAGCAGTGTTTCCTCCACTAATTTTACTTACATTCATTTGGGGATAATACGGTGTTTTAACTTCTACATCATCAAATGATAAAAAAGTTTTGACATTTACTGATTCAGCACTACCAGCCTTCAAGGGACCATAAACAACAATAGCCAAAGCTCCCCATGTCCATTTTTGAAAAGTATCTAGTCGGTAGTACTCTACGGGGCCTACATACGGGATTCTGATTTCGACATTATCAGAAGATATAGTCATTAAGTGACCGGGCAATTGACTAAGATTCACAGCATTAGTGGCATGCATTTGATCATAGATACCATAATCGGGGTCATTGTTAACATAGGGTTTCCAAGCAAGATATAAAGCTCCTTGCATGAAAGGGGTTGCGTTAATCTGAATTGTTAAAACGGCTGTGCCTTTAAAGTTTAAATAACCAGACAATTTCTGGTTCCAAATAGCTCTGGTTGTGAGTTGTTGATCAATGTAAATAGTGTCCAGAACTGTTAAAATTGGTGAAGTTGAACTCCAGGAGACTGTAGAAACTTCAACTTTCTTTTTGAAAAAATCCCTAATACTATCTTGTTTAATTGGGATTTGAGTTAGGTTTGTGATTTGTGTTTTATCGGGAACAAAACCTTCTTGTTTTGAGGTAATAATTTGGGTGGTTCCTTGATTAACTGTTGTTGCGTTGGGTTTATCTTCTTTACTTGTTGCTTCGTTGTTTGTATCCATTTGTGTTAAAAAAATTCTTTTGGGGTAAAGTGGACTTTCGCATATCCAACGCGTTTTTGATGGGAGGTCTTTCTCCTCCCGACGCCCTCTATTCAAGGTGTCTTTTACTATTTTTTTAGTGTTTTGTGGATTGAACAGTTCAATTTTATGACTCTCTTCATTGAAGATATCAGGGTCACTGCATCCCGCGGGGTTTGTTACCAAACCTTGTTCCACGGTTGTCTCATTGGGTCGAGTCTTGAACTGATCTTTCTCATCTTCTTCTTTTTTTTGTGCCTTAAGGCTTTTTACTTTTTTAATAAAAATATCTTCAAAATCAGCAACTTCAAATGTTTGGTTAATTAATAATAAATTGTTTTCTCTATCTTCAAAATACTCTTCGCAACTTGAAAACTCAGGTACATAATTATACAAATTGAACAACTCTCTTTTCACTATCTTATATCTCCACTCAAACTCTTCCTCTCCATGTAAAGCCAATTCGTGAAGATAGGACTCCACACTAAGTAAAAAATCACTAACCCTGAAATGCTTTGTATTAACATAATTAATTTGGTTGGTTATGCTCTCTAAATTTAAGGGTCCATACCAGTCACCATTAGGTGTCTGACAAAACCTTCTTTTCAGAAAGGTAACTTCGTCAAGCGCAACAAATTGGTCCAAATCAGTACCATCTTTTTGTGGTGAAGTTACTACATAACCTATTTTGGATAAGTGTTTAGCCATTTCAATGGGAGTTATCAATTCCTTATATTTATCATGAATTGACTTAGCAATATCATCTCCCACTACAATTTTGGGATTACTTTTCAACAGATCAGCTATGAGCATTCTCGCTGATCTCTTGTCTTCTATCTCGTCACTACCAACAACACACATATACTCTGCATAAGTGTCTGAAATGGAATTAGACAAACTATTAACCATGATTGTAGCATACCCCCCAGAACATATAGTGCCTCTTCGATACGTTACCAAATCATCCAAAATATGCTGAGAAAACATAACTTCAAGGTCTAAAATTTCTCGGGCTCTCTTATGTTCATCGTCGTAATATAAGTTACACATTTTAGTCCAGGCCATCGAAAATGCAGGCTGCTGTCTACCGTCAAAAGCACTGTGATCATACTCGATGATATTACCGGCGCCTATACGTTTTGCAATTAATCCCCATTCATAGGAACTAGCGGGATTAACTCCTACTCCCAAACCATTATGTATACGGTTGGTCATTAGGTACTTCATAAAATCGAGTGTATAACAACGGGCTCCAATGGTATGCTTCATGGGCGCCCCGCTAATAAATCTTACTTTACCTGCATCAACTTTACTATTATCTAGTGTCTCATCCTTAGGAAAATCTAACATAATATGGGTTTGTCTATGCCCACGATGGGCTAAGATAAGCATCTCCTCAACTTCATCTTTAAGCTTTTCCCATGCTTCTCCAGTGAGTGAGTAATCACCATCTTTACTGAACCACATTTTCTTGCCGCCTCCATGATTTTTAGCTTCGAGGTTTTTAGGGTGTCCGGCGCTTGTCTTCTGAGGCATACTTTTAATATACGGATCTCCGGGTACACCACGCACAGATTCTTCAACACTATAAATTCTGCCAACTACATCACTCTTGGTATGGCTACGATCAACCATATATTTATAAGTTTCATGAATAATAAGGTCAACTAATTCATGATTAATAATTACACTCTCGGGATTTTGCTTGTTCATAGCTATTTTAATGGGATCAATAAATTCTCCTTCACCGTTATAAAAAGGTGATAAGTGCGCTGGTTTTTTAGTTGGCTTGTCCACTTTGTTATACAGTGGACTACGTTGTATTTTTGAATATTTGGGCATCTCAATACGGCGCTCAACACGTAACAATGGGTGTGGGGTCCTATTTTCTATCATTTCAGTTACATGTTCGATAGCATTATCTCTATCAGTGGTATATCTAACCCCTAGAATATCTAGAACCTTATCAATATCTTCACGATAAATAGGCATGCCTAGAGAACTACTTTTATCCTTAGCTCCTGCTACATGCATACCTACTATTCTTCCTGGGGTGCGCTTGGCCATATAATGTACAGCTAGAACTGAACCGCAATCTCCTTGTTCAGTGTATCCCTGATAACTCCATGAAAATGGACTAGTGAATCCATTATTAACTTTGACTTGACCATCATCAACTAGCTGTAAATCAATTTCAAAATTGATCTGTTTGCCTGGCTCTCTAGTAATACTAAGCCTGCCTTTTCGTCTTTCTTTTAAGATATCAGCTACATCATCAACTGATATAAAATAGCTTAGCCTGTTAGGTGCTGGGGCAAAATCTCTGGGTAACCGGACCACAGTAATATCACTACCTTTCCATTCATCGATAATGTGTGAGGAACTACTTACGTCAGGCAACCATAGGTAAGGATTTTCTCTATTTGAGTTCCAAGATATCAATTGGATAGGGTCGTCTTTGGTCAATGATCCTGCCTCTATAAGCTTCTGAAAATACGACATGTAATGTCTGGGCATTATGGCTACTCTTTCAGCAACAACCCATAGACTACCATAGAACTTACCATTCCATTTGATCAAAAAAACGTTAGTTTTGTTGAAGGTTTCTATGATTTGTTGTGTGGTAGGGTCAGCTCTCATTTGATTTGTCATTTTAGCTACGGCTGCTTTATTTCGAGAAGCTATGTGTTTGTTTAATATAGCGTGGTTCTGTGATTCTGTTGTGTGGGTCGTTGTGTTCGATTTATCCTTTCCTTCTGACATTTTGGCTGCAGTGTCTTTAAACATAGCTGCATTAAAATCACTAAAACCTAAATTTTGTGCGAAAGAATCCATACCAATAGTTTTCTTTACTCCAGAGAAAAACATATAATAAGCGCCGAATCCAGTGGCTATAAGGGCAGTGGCCTTGGCTAGCAGTGCGAGTCCACTCAACAAATTTTCTTTGTTTATCAAGCTTTTAAGAGTGTCTTTAGCTATGCCAAACGAATCATAAATGATCTCTTTAAATTTTCTCTTTATTGTCTGACAATAGCGAGCATGAAATTTGGCTATAACATGGGAAATACATCCAATTAGCAAGCCAATATCTGAGACATCCATCTTTATTTCATTAAGGGCTTGGATAAATTTAGGGTTTGCTAAACTAGGATATATAGGTATAAGACGTTGATCCATATCCATGATAACACTTTTACGCTCGACATCACTAAGTTGGCTAGCTAAAAGGAATCCTGTTATGAATTTCATCTTCTCATCTTCACCATCATTGTCGGATAACCATAAGCACTGTTTGGGTTTCTCATCAATAACAGGGCATATGAAATTTCCTTTAGGGAACTGGCACATTGACAATGCGTTGAGATAAGTTTCATAATCTTTATCGCTAGACATCCTTTTACGCATATTTGTACACCGTTGAAATTTACGCATACAATCAAAGGAATTCTTATTTGGCACGATATCCCCTTTAGTGATCTCATTCAGATAAAATTCTGACCCTCCTACAGTGGTACTACCATATTCTATCATCTGTACAGCCGCTACACTAAGAGCTGTGTAGTCGAAGGAACGTTTCGGTTCTTCTTTGTTAGCCATCTCTGTACTATGTGTACTTTCACTATCGGAATCGTGGGCAGTCTCGTAATCACTTGTCTTGCTTTTACGTTTATTAAGGTTGGTTTCAATTACCTGACCATGTTTCTTCATGATATTGGAGTGTTCGGCTTCAAGATCTCTGAACTTGAGTACCGCTTGCTCTACCACATCTTCAAAACTAAGATCTAAGCCTAAACAACTTTTAACATCTGCTGGTTTACCAGCATCCAATCCTTTGCCATGCGCTTTACGCAAGTCATAAGTGGTGAAGTTTAAATGCGGTGAGGGGTCATTTTTATAATCGCCAAATTCTATTCCTGGTCTGAGCAATCGTTTCATGAAATCTGGCTCATTTGGGTTAAGACAATATGTTTTATCCTTCTTAACTCCTACTGCGTATACTAAATCCCACCTATTGATAAAAGCTTCCGGATACACCAAATTCTTAGGATCAAAAGTAAGACAATTTGTAGTAGCCAATAAAATTCTACTCCTATAAAATTTATGACCTTTTTCTTCAAAAGCCATATTAACATTGTAGGGAACTGTATTCTTGATATTAATTAAATCAGATTCAAAACTCCGAACTCCTGGTAAGGTAGTGACGCTCGGACAATCGTCACAAATTTGACTAAATTGGTTATCTAAACCTTCCCAATAGTCAGAAGTTTCTGATTTGCAAAATATTTCGCTATCAGGATTCATTTCAAAGCCTTTAATTCGGTCCTCGGGTAGAACTTGAGCCATGATAGCTTTGAGTAACATATTAGATGCTACACTTTTACCAACTTGACTAGGGCCTACAAGTAATATGGTGAGTGGTGCTATTCTACTACCAGCTTCTCCACGATTCATCTTTTTGATTTTATCCGACAACGGTTTAATAAGCTCTTTAATTTTGGCTAAAATTTTGGCCTCACGCGGTTTAATTTTGTTGGCTTCCACTTCAGTTTCCTTGACCAAACCTTCAAAACGAATAATTTCATTAATAAGATCTGTAGTTAAATGGTCCTTCTCCTTAGCTTTGCGACACAATTTTTCTGCTTGGGAGTACAGATTATAAATACTTTTGTGTCCATCCTTTAAGAAGAAGACGGAGTCGGCACCAAAAAGGCCTCGCACCGCATTGATAACATTTTCGAACATTTCAACTACAAACTCAAATAAATCATAGACTCCATTTCGTAGTCTATCAAAATCCTTAAACTTAACAACGCTTTTGACAATGTTATCTACTGTAGGACCATCTTTAATAGCCCACGCTAGAACTAACCCAGCTATAGCAGCAGCTAAACTTTGAGCATTGTTAACTGAAATAATGCTGGAGAAATCCATTTCAGTAACGTGAGTAATTTCTTCCTCCTTCTTCTCATCGATTACTTCCTTCTTATTATCTATGTCGTCGCTAACACTACGCATGACTCTAAGAAGATTTCTCACGTATGGAGCTACGTGCTTGTACATTTCCGGTAAGAGCATAAAAACTATGGCAGCAACTGTCTTATAACATATAGTCGCTCCCTTATACCAATGGAGTAGGGCTATGCACCCAATGACACACGCCACTGGTGTAGTCCATTTGCTAATACCTTCCATACTTGGGATCATGGATTTCAATTTTGAAAAAAAAGATTCCTCGGCGACATCAATTTTATCTTTAATCTTATTAGCTACCTTCTCAGCACTCTGTTCATCAATGTGATGAACGATTTTCAGTGAACCCGTGTCATCCAAATTTTTGGATAACAATTCATTAAACTTGGTAGTGGATCTGCTAATACGCTTAATATCTTTTGTAATGGCACTAACTTCTTCAGGAATGAACCTCTTAAACATTTGTGTTTCATACTCTTTCTTTTCTTTGATACTGAAACCTTTCCATCCTTTATTAAGAGCATTAAAAAGGACCTCTTTCATACTATTCTTCTCATCCAACTCTGTTTGCAACTCATGAATACGTTTATTAATCAACTTTTTGATCTGCATAATACTGTAGACTGGTTTATCTTCCACTAAAGTGGCCGGACTAGTACAACGCGGAATGAACTCCTTTGCTATTTTCATGAGATCTTGAGCACGTACAGAACGCTTATCCTTTACTACTTTTCGGCGTCCCTGTACAATCAACTTAACTTTTTTTTCTTCTTCTTCTTCGTCAATAATAATAACTTCGTCAATTTTAACAGCACTTGTTGGGCGATCCATAAGATCGTTAATAATTATAGATTTGTCAAAAAACTCAGTGAGATCACTATTAACTGGGATGTTGTTGTTGTTCAAAATTTTGTTGTTAATAACTTTGGTTTGTTTGTTGTTTTGTTTTTCAAAAGCGGGGGTAGTATTGTTTGTAGCCATAGTATTTTAAAAAAAAGGGTGGGCCGCGCCCAGATGGGCTAAGCTCATGCCAAAAGCTTTTTTGGTGCAAGGTCGTTAGCCTTGCGGTGCCTGCTCATCACAGTACCTTTTTTAAATTTTTATGGGTTTAGGTGTGAACATTTAGGTTTAACGAAAGTATTCACAGTATACGATGGGGCTGCCACATACTGGGGCACATGTTACCATGTGTTTATCCACAGCTGTATAGTAGTGGTAATTTCAGCTAAATGAAAACATTTTTAAATTTTTATTTCTTCCTCCACACTCACGATAAAAATAGCGTTGATATTAATAAAATAGTTCGCTTTTAAATCAGAACGTGACCGTATTGTTTTTTTCTTCAAAATAAAAGTACATATTAACAAAAT